AACGATAGAGGAGAGCAAGTGTTCAAGAATGGCATGCCAGTGTATACCGAGAACGATAGCGCGACTGCTGAATACATCACCGATCTCGATGTTCTATTCGCGAGCTTCTTCGGGACTAAAGGCAGCAAGGCAGAAGTGGCGATGATGGGATCATTTGCGGGCTTGGTTGACCTGATGAGCAAGTACATGAATCAGACCGATCAAAAGAAAGTTCTAGATGGTTTCGCCAATGTGATGTTCGAAAAGGGCGCGCAGGGCTTAGTGAGAGGTGATCCAAGAGCTGATTACGGCACTAAGATGATCGCATTTAGGCATATTGTTGACCAATTAGGAATAGGTAAGATTGAAGATTACCAGCCAATGATCGACGCATACTATAAGAGTTACAAGTGATGATAAGTTTCACCTATCTAATTCGGGTGGTCGTGGCTTGACAAGTGGTACTATGGAGTCCGCTTTGCTCGAAACTGTCATCCCGATGATCTCTGGACGAAGTATTTCACTTCCAGTCTATCAGTTGCTGAGTATCGTTGGTTATATGGCGAACCTGATGTTATAGAGGTTAGACATGTATTTGACTCTTCTGATGAAGCACGAAAATTTGAAGAGATAGTTATTGAAGATCTAAATGCTGTAAATGATTCAAGGTGGTTGAATAGGACAAATAGAGGAAAAGACTTTTTCTGCGAGTGTCATCCATCGGGATGGAGGCATACTGACCAGGCAAAAGAAGCAATACGACTATCGAAAATGGGTAACAAAAATCCAATGTTTGGAAAACCCAACACATCTTTTCAAGGTCGCACCCATAGTGAATTGACTAAAATGCGTATGAGCGAATCGCGTAAAGGTAGAAAAAAGAGTGATTCTATGAGGTCGCGTTTAAGTGAATACGCTAAAAATCACAGATTGATCGTTAAGTGCGAGTATTGTGGTAAAGAAACGCATATAAATCTTTATAGTCGATGGCATGGAAGTAGATGTAAGGAGAAGACATGATACGATTTAGACAGTTTTTACGCATTAAACAATTAGCCGAAGATGTTGCTACAACAAGAAGGCAGGGTATTCAGCATTTGACAGACATGAAACCGGAACAATTCGTTCAATGGATGAAATCTGTAAAAACAGAATTGGGTGGTATTCTCAAGAATATCAAAGCAGTGATGAAGATTGACGGATTAGGATTTAGATTTGGTAAAGACAATTCAGGAAAAGTGTTTATTGAAGGTTCTCGAACCGGTCCAATATCTGATGTAGGCGCATTCAGCGCCTATGCTCGTGGGAAGACTGATGATGTTATAATTATATCGAGAGCAGTTCATTATGACGACATTTTAAAACACTTTCAAGAATCTGATTTTATGGGTGCTGTCCCTCAAAATACGAAGATAGTGGCAGAACTCTTCTACAACCCAATGGCTAAGGAAAGCGACGTAGGTATAACCTTTGTCACGGTTCAGTACGATAAGAAGAAGTTGGGAAGCCTAATGTCCATTATGCCGTATACCGTGCTTCAGGCAGACACTGGCATGGAGCACCCAGATAAAGACGCTATCCTCAAAGCACTGTACGCCAAGAGCGATGATAAGATTAAGATCATTGACCCGAATCTCAAGTTCACCGAAATTGATGTGTCCATGTTCGCTAATGAAGCCAGCGCCATCCCAGAAACTGCTCTCACGATCCTCAAGAGTAGAAAGCCAGCAGATAGACCAGCAAAGCAGAACCTGCTCAATATGATTCAGAAGATCAAAGACGATCTTGCAGACTACCTATTAAGTCATCCAGGTATCGAAGGCAAGTTCAAGTTGGGACCAGAGATAGAAGGTGTGGTTCTTCACCTACCAGACAAAGAGGGGACTTCTCCCTACAAAATAACAACGCAAGACTTTAAAGCTGCTCATTCAGCTCAGAGGAAATAACGATGGCTGAAGTCACTGTCAAATCAATTGAGAGTATCCTTAAAAATAAGGGGTATCGAGATCTTTCGATATCTGGTAATACGATCAAATTGCTCGTCAAGATTGATCGATATCAAGCATTATCAGATCTAGTAAAGCTTATGAAAAATCTTGGTGCCATTCACGATCCCAATGCGGCGGGGTCTTCAATACGGAGCTGTTAAAATTGGAAAGGTTAAGATTCTCGTTAAGGCTGCTGGTAAGACTGGTGGATTAGACGTGGAAGCAAAAGCAATGGCAACTCTACAAGATGCGATAATGGGCGCCATGGTTGCATCTGGTGGTCCCATCACCATAAAGATGCCGCATAGAACAGTGAGTGGAATAACAGGAGTTGCTAAGACTCCTGGAACCCCTAAATCTGATTTCCACTGCTTAGATAAGAACAAAAAACCGGTTATATTCATATCTCACAAAAAAGGAAAAGCACCTACTGACTTCCAGCAATGGGGCGGACTGACCGAAGATGCCATTGCCTCTAATCCTCTTGTTCAAGAATTTGGAGTTGCAGCTAAGGCTGAATACGGAGAATCTATACCTACAGGCGAATCGCTTTCTGCAGATATTGGAAACTCTATAGAAGCAAAGAATCTCAAGATGATGTCAGTATTTGGCGTTGATTCTTTGACAAGAAAGTGGGGAGTTAACTGCGTTGACGTGCTTATTCAAGGTGACCCTGGTCTCGAAGCGACCGCAAAAGGCGTATACAAGTTCACTGCTTCAGGGCATGTTCACTTCTATGGTGAAATCCCAACCGGGGGATTTGAGCCAGTATTGGCACTGATATACAAAGGCGACAGGACGAACCTTGGTATAAAGGGGGCAAGAGGTTCAATCCAACCAAAAGCTGGTAGAAAATACAAAAGGCATATCACTCTCAAGGGTAAATAGAATGAAACATATTGAACTTTTTCTTGGACGTATGCAGCCTATCCATATAGGGCATAAGAAGATCATAGATAGTATGACTAACCCTGTTGTTGTCATTGTAAAGGGTGGCAAGACAAGCGAAGATAAAGCGCGCAATCCTCTGAGTGCTGAGTATCAGGAGAAACTGCTGAAGAAAGTGTCTCCAGGTGTAGAGGTATCAGTTAGCCCCAATGGATTCTTGCCGGGTATCTTAGGATACTTCAGGAAGCAAGGTAAAGAGGTTGTTAAGATCTACGCAGGGGCAGATCGAATCGAAGGCTACAAGACAGCCATAAACGCTGCAAACGCTAAAATGCCTGAAGACCAGAGATACCATGTCACTTTCCAAGAGACCGAGCGAGTTACGAGCGCGACTGCGGTCAGAAACGCCATTCGTTCTGGCGACCAAGAGACATTCAAGAAGCTATGCCCTAAAGAGATATGGGATGAGTTCGACACTCTCCAGAAAGCGCTCAAGATATCTGAGAGCTCAGAGATTTTATCATTTGGCGCATGGTTAAATGAAGAGGGAGAAGCAACGACTGTGACTGGGAATGTCCATAACAAAGAAGTACCACTAGGCAAGATTGTGAGACGAAGTAAGAAAACCACTACTAAGGAGATGCGTGATGCTGCCTAAAGTTCCAACAGTTGTATATGATTTAACTATTCCTGGGAGTGGGGAGGTTGTTAAATTCCGCCCATTTCTCGTAAAAGAGTATAAAGCGATTCTCCAGGCAGAAGAGTTTGGGGATGACGCTCGGGTTTGTCAATACCATTAGGACAGTTGTAGACGACTGTCTGTTCAATAAGGTCGAAGTCGATGACTTGCCTATGTATGCCGTAGACTATATCTTCCTCATGCTAAGAGCTAAGAGCATCGGTGAAGAGATAGAGGCTGAATTTAAGTGTAATCATATAATCGATAAGTTATCAGACCACAATGAAGATGGTGTTGCGCAATCAATCGTTAAAGCACCCTGCAATAGCAAATTCCTCGTTAAATTCAATCTCTTAGATTCATTTGTTAAATTCCCAGAAGATTATAACAAAAAATGCATTGTCCAATTGAGTGACACTGTGGGTATCCGTTTAAAGAGCCCGTCCTTCTCTAAGTTCCGTTCTGTAGGTACCGCAAGCAAGGGTGTCTTTGATATCACTGATGAATTTATCTTTGCTTGTGTAGACTGCGTATATGATGGGGATAAAGTTCTTACTCCCGTCGCAGACTTTACTCTGCAAGAGTTATCAGAGTTTATCGAAAGCTTCCCGGCAGACAAGATTAGCCAAATAACAGAGTTCTTCGCTAATCAACCCAGAGTCACACTCATTCTCAATATCACTTGCCCCGCGTGCAAGAACAAATCAGTAGTGGAGTTAAACGGGTTAAAGGATTTTTTCGATTGATGTTTGCCCCGGGCGAGCTGGCAGACATATACAAGACTGATTTTTTGCTTGCCAAGGAACACAACTTTAGTCTGAGTGAGATCAATGACATGCAGCCATTTGAAAGGAAAATATACGTTGCTATTGTGCTAGACTACCTCGAAAAGAAGAAGCAAGCTATTAGATAAGAGGCACCAATATGGCTTTACCCATAATCTCAGCACCATCTGCCGCTCCTGGAAGAGTGATAGATTCAATCAGACAGAACCTCACCGAAAAGCCTGCGGCTAATGACGCGCAGGGTTCTCCGCCTCCTGCGGTTGAAAAGACCTCAAAGAGCAAGGTTGTCGATATGCAGCAAGCGCGCCAGCGCAGGAACCCACAGAAGATAGAGAGGGTTCCGTCGAATGCATCATCGAATTCAAGACAAGCCGCCAATGCAGCCAACGAAAAAGCCATAGAGAGGAGCCAGTCTCAGACTAACCCGCTTATTCCATTGCTGCATTCGATGAACTCTACTCTGTCGTCTATGAACGGGACTCTGAAGAGTATACTCTTCGTCCTCAAGAAGCAATCAGATCTACTCAGTGATGTGCTTTCGAAGACTGACATCGGTGACTCCGGCGGCATAGACTTTGGTGGCGGAAGATCACAAGAGAGATCTAGGCGAGACAGAGCTAGAGACAGGATGCGAGACAGAGCACAACGTCGCAGAGATAGAGCCAATCCGCCGGGACGAGTAAGACGCGGAATTAGAGCTGGGATGGGTGCTGGCAAAAAGGGTCTCCTAGGTCTGGCGGGTGTTCTAGGACTTAGCCAACTCCTTCCCGATGAAGCGCAGGATGCTGTCAATGCGGCTGGTGCTGGTGCTGATGTAGCAGATATTGCCCGCGGTGGAAGAGGTGCCGCTGGTGTCGAAGAAGCTGCAGGCGCTGGGGCAAGAGGAGCAGGAGCGGCTGCTCAGGGTAGTCGCGTCAGTAGGGTTTTGGGCACCGCGGGCAATGTGCTCAGCAAGATTGCGGCTCCGCTCACCGTGGGAATGGCGCTCTACGAGAACAGCGATGAACTCCTCAAAACCGGGAAGGTAGATCCACTGAAGCAGGTCGAGAAGATGGGTGGCGGGGTTATGGACATAGTCAACCCGCAGGACACTGAAGGCGATGTGGGTGGAATGCACCTGATGAAACGCTTGGGTGGCGTAGGTGATGTCATAAGCGGTGGAGTCGGCACTGTCTTGGGTGCCGGCACTCAAGTTGGCTCTGTAATCAACGATATGATTCCTACAGACTTTTCTGACTCTATCGTAGATGGAATCGTCGGGTTGTTCGGTGGAGAGACCAACGCTGATAGGGAGAAGAAAGCCAAGGAGATTCAGGAAAAACTCGAGAAAGAACTCGAAGAGAAGAAGAAGATTCGATTAGCCGCCGAGCAGAAGGCAGCGGACGAGAAGGCTAAGAAAGACGCCGAAGAGAAAGCCAAGCAGGAAGAGATCAAGAAGTCTTCCGTTGCTCCGGCAATCGGAGCGGTCCCAGTCACCGTAGACCCCTCTGGAAAACCGGTGCCTGCTCTGGCACCCGGGCAATCGAAAGAAGCAGCAGAAGAAATCAAGCGAGCAGCCACTGAAGAATCACTCAAACCCAATATGCCCACTTCGGTGAGCATATCGCAGCCTGATGGCAAACCTATTCCAGTTATGCTCACAGACGATAAGGGCAAGCCTCTTATCACGTCTATGGACGCAGCCGCAGCCAATACTCCCGGAGCGCAAGCACCAGCAGGAGCACCAGCGGCTTCTCCAGCTTCTCCTCCAGCAGCATCGCCGGCTCCAGGAACTACTCCAGCTTCCGGAGCCTCGCAGCAACCGCCACCCGCGGCAGTAAGCCAGCAAGCGGCAGAGAACCAAAACACAGTGTCACAGATGCTTGGGATTCCTTCCGGGATGCTGCCAAAGGCGGGTGCGGGATTGGCGTATGCGCTTAACCAGCAGAACGCCATACCGGAAGCCTACAAGAACACTCTACCAGGCGCAGCAGGACAGAGAGAGACAGGTACTCCAGCACCTAGAAGACAGAATTCCCCAGAATTTAGCGCGCAAGCGCAAGCCCAAGTTCAGGCGGCAGCACAAGACAGAGCTATCCCAGCAGCACCAGCGCCTCAGAACACGACCACGAATCCTCCAGGTCCAGCGCCAATGGCGTCGGCACCAGTCACAGGAAACACTCAGATTGGAAAAGACAAGGCGACCAATATCGCCAGCGTCTATTCGGGTCTCCAAGCGGCGTTCCTGAAGAAAGGGTTCACTCCCGAACAGTCAGCAGAATACGCCAAAGCAGCCGCAGCTCAGTTCGCTCAGGAGAGCAGGTGGGGAGAGAAGCAGTCGGGTAAGAACAACTTCTTTGGCATCAAGGCTAAGCAGGGAGAAGCTGGAACCTCTGTAATGACTCACGAGTATGAGGGTGGACAGAAAGTCAATAAGATGCAGACTTTCAAAGATTACGGCTCCGTCGAAGAGGGAATGGCTGGGTATGTAGACTTTATTACTCAGAACCCACGCTACGCTAAGTCCGGCGCGTTTCAGGCTAAGACTGCTGAAGAGTATGCTGCTAAGCTTCAGCAAGCGGGCTATGCGACTGATCCCAACTACGCTAAGAATCTCATAACCGTTATGGAAGGCAAGACATTCAAAGCCGGACTGAGCAAGGTAGGAACGCAACCGACCCTAGGACAGACAGCGCAAGGTGCCGCTGTGGGCGTCGCGGGAATGCTCGCCTCTCAGGGCGTTCCTGGTGCTGCCGCAGTAACTGGAGCATTGGCTAGTCCAACTGCCACTGCAACTCTAGATGGTCTCAAGTTCAAGAATAAGGCAGAAGCGACTACTGGTGGAACAAATGAGCAAGGATTGATGGCTCTAGCTCAGAATATCCAGAAGAATGTCTCGGGAATGAAGTATATCACTGCTATGAATGACCAGTATCATCAGAGTGAAGGCTATAAGAATAAGAAGATTGCCGCAGGTGGAACTGGAAAGAGTACCCATCAAGAAGGCACGGCGATGGATTTCACTTTGGAAGACCCTAAGCAAGCAGAAGCAGCTAAATCTCAAGTAGAGAAGATGCTAAAGGATGCTGGGGTAGAAGGCAAGGTCATCAATGAGTATAAAACTAAGACTTCTGCTTCAACGGGTGGTCATATCCATGTCAACTTCGCAAGCAAGAAAGATGCAGAGAAGTATCATGCCTTTACCTCTGGTGGTCAATCTCCCGCTCAAACTCAGCCTTCAACGCCAACGCTCGCACAGACAGCGCAGGGCGCGGCAGTGGGTGTGAGTGGCATGCTCGCCTCTCAGGGTGTTCCGGGCGCGGCGTCGGCTGCAGGAACTATTGCAAATTCAGGACCTATTAGCACAAAATCAAGCGAAATGATGAAGTCTGTTTATCAGTCATTCATAAATGCTGGATTTAGTGAGAATCAAGCTAAGGCTATGACAGCCGAGGCAGGTAGAGAGAACGACTTTAGTGCTAAAACAATTTTTGGTGCTCATACTGATGCTGCCAACTCAGCAAAGAACATTGGCTACTTCAGTTGGCAGGGCAATCGAGCCACTGCGTTACAATCTGAGTTAGAGAAAAAAGGATTGTGGAAGGATGGGCACGCTGTTCAAAGTCAAGAAACACTCGACACGATGGCTAAGTTCGCCAAAACAGAGATGGAGAGCGGACAGTATAAGGGACTAGGAAACTTCCTTGAAAATAAGAATGTCGATTCAGAAACCGCTGCTCAGCAGTTGGGAAAGGGCTACATCAAATGGGCGTATGGTCAAGACGTCCTAAAATCAGGAAAGGCGTTTGATTGGCGTGCTCACGATGCAAGGCGAAAAGGTTATTATAATAAAATAGATCAGCTTGTCTCATCAGGTAAGGCAACTCCGGAGCAGGCTGCTCAGATGAAACAGCAAGTTACAGAAGACGCTAATAAAGAAGCTCAGGCGGCTCAACAATCAATCACTCCTGCAGGAGCACCAATGGCACCGCAAATTGCCCCCGGGGAGACTATGCCAGCTTCTGCTCAAGCATCAGACAATCGTAACACCGTGTCACAGATGCTTGGACTTCCCCCTGAAATGATCTCCTCTGCAGGAGCAGGTATCGCGTATGCTCTTAACCAGCAGAACGCTATACCGGAGATGTATCGAAACAACCCGAATCCTATTCCGCCGACGGGTGGTAGATCGCAAACGGTGACTCAGAGACCAAGGAGAGAGACAGCGCAGTTCGGGCAACCCTCTCTGCAAGAGGCGTTTGCCCAGCAGACATTCACCGGGTCGGTTCCTCCTCCGGCGAATATTCCTAGCACTATGCCGCTTCCATCAGAGCTTATGACTGCTCCAGCAAGATCTCAGCAGAACTTCCAGCTCTTGGGTAATCCTTCCGTCCAGGCGGTCTTAGACACTCTCCAGGCGGGTGGTGCGAACGTGATGGGTGCCGCACAAACAGCAGCGTCTCAGTTGGGTGCTGGTAACTTGCCAGGGGTGATCGGTTCAGGGCTGAGCGCGGTGGACAGCATCAGGCAGAGCGGGGCGCTCGACTCAATGTTGCGAGGTGATGTGACGGGAGTGATCTCGAGAGTTGCTCCAGGTCTATCAGCGTTCCCGGGTCTGCAATCAGTCTATGATCAGTCGATGTCTGGAGGTGGTGGATTTGCACGACAATTCAATGACGCCACAGGCAACCTCTTGCGCGGTACTGGGATCCCTAGGGCTTTGGGGTCTGCATTGGGAACGGGAGCAGGCGGTGGAATGGGAGGAAGCAACGGTGGTTTCGCACACCAGTTTAACTCGATGACTGGTGATGCACTGAAAGGAACTGGTATCCCTAGGGCTTTGGGAGCATCTTTAGGTGGAATGGGTGGTTTAGCTGGCAATGCTCTAGGGACACTTAGCAATGCAGCGTCGAACCTGTTCAGCGGAATGCTAACCCCGCAAGTGCAAGAAACCAGCAGACCTTTAGAGGCGGCTGGTTTCAATGACAAGCAGAACGATATTAGAGTTGCGGCTGCCAACGCGCCCGCTCCTTCTGCACCTCCGCAGGCTAGCAACTCTACAAGGCAAGGACCAGAAAGAGGATCCTCAGTCCTTCAGGGTGATCAAGCGCCATTGGAGGTTAGGAATTCTGAGTCGAGCATCAGAAGACTCACAGATATGCTCATCGCCTTCAGTTTCCGGATAACAACTCATTCGTTTCCTTCGGTTAAGAATTACCCGTCTCAGCGATAGCGTCAAAGAATGATCCTATCGCTGCGATTACTGGGCTACTCTCTACCGGTGGCGGTGTCGGTGTCGGCACAGATTGCTTGGCGAGCTTGATGAGACCATCTTTCTCAGCCTTTGCACGTTTTAGGACGCCGTCCCTCACTGCTTGACTGGATGATTTAAAGAGCGAATTGATGTTCGCAATCTTGTAATCTTGGATGGCAGAAACGATAGCAGCATCATCATAGGACTCTACCGGGCGTTTGTTCGCCAGAGCTTTCAGGATGAGTGATGTTCCACCACCGAATTGAACAGAGGTACTCCACACCGCATCCTGAACAGCGGGTCCTCTCTTCGACAAATCGATGCCTTTCTGCTGTAAGAATTTGATTTGCGGAACATAGTGGGAGAGGCGGATGAACTCGTGCTGATCTTCGCCGAACTTTGGATCAGACTTGGCTTTCTTGATCCATAGATCCGAGAACGCTGCGGTTCCTGGCTTAGTGCCAGCGAAGTAGGACTTATATCCCATTACCTCTACGAATTTGGCAGCAGTGCCCATTTTGGATGATAATTGATACATGCCATAAGAGATACCACCGTAATCACCCCTTCCTGTGGAGACAGTACCCGGTCCACCGTTACCTACTTCATATTTTCTTGACGTATCGCCTATTGTCCAGTTCATTTGTCGCCCCATCCTGATTCTGTTGGTTGGTCTTGTTTGTATGGTGGAGTCGGAATCCTCGATTGCGACTCCTCCTCAACGTCCACTTCGTTCGAGTTTGGTACGTTCTCCTTAATGCCTCTGCTAAAGTTGTCAGGCAGAAGCGAGCCTATGAGACCTACGATCCCCAGCACAATCCATACCGCGCTGTTGATTTGGTCTTGAGACAAAGCAACGCCACACGCCCCAGACACTGAGAGGATGATCCCCTTAATCGTGCTGGCTTCAGTTAGTCTCTTTAGTATGTACTGAATGATAATGCTTTTCATTGATGTTCTCCGTATTGTTGTTATTGTCATCCTTTGGAATGACCTGATATCGATGGGATATATCATTCAAAATGTCACGTATGACGTGGTTGGGTTTCGTATTGTCATTTGTGAGATTGAATGAGTTTAAGAAAATAAGACACGCTTTAATGACACTGAACTCCTGATCATCGCAAATGATCCTGAAAATCGTGTTTGTCTTCTTTATACCAAATACGTTGAGGCATACGATAATATTGTTCAGTATTAGCTTATCGTTTACCACACCCACAGACAAAAAACGCTTGACCATTTTACGGACAACGAAGAATGTATATACGTCTTTCTTTAGCAAATGGTCATTAAAGACACCTAAATCTTTCTTATAGTTTTCAGCTGCCAATCTCAAAATGTAATCACGGTCAATACCCATTAACGTCACACCCTTTTCTTTGGTCTACCGGGACGACGCCTCTGTACTTCTGGTTCAGTCGTTTCTGGGTTCATAGGTTCCACTTCTAGTTCGACGAATGTAGTTTCGACCAAAGTATCTGGTGTTTCGATATTCAAGGTTACTTCAATACTTGATGGTTGATCCGCAGTGGTCACAGGAACTGATACTGGGCGCTTATTCCTCCCGTACCCAGAAACAACATCAGTTAGTCCTTTTTTGGAGACCAGCAACTCTCCAGTTTTTGGGTTAACCCAGCCGTGTTTAGTGGGGACAGCATTTGAAGCCCAATTGGGCGGGGATTGGTTAGACATTGAATTTTCCTCATTAGTTATGCGACACTTTTATTTATGCCTAGAACTTGACACCACTCCCTACCCATGTTATAATATATAAAAATGAGGATATTTCATGCTGTGGATAGATTTAAAGTATGCGAATCTTGTTGGCAGCGAACTCGAACACTTTAGACTCATTTCAAATCATCCGTATATTGCCAACTATAGGTGTTTCGTATGCGGAGATAGCAGCAAAAAGAAACGAAGGTCTAGAGGGTACTTGCTTGAAAAAGACAACAAGATTATATCGTATTGTCATAACTGTGGTGCTCACTTTTCTTTAGGTAACTTCCTAAAGGAGAAGTCCCCTCGCCTATTCGGCGAGTATCGTTTAGAGTGCTTGCGCGAGAGAGGTCATAGGCACGCCCCCGTTAAACCAGTGCCAGTATTCAAAGAGACGAAGTTCAAACCACGCCCACTCGATCTAGGTCCAACGCTAAACGACTGTACTGATGGAGTCGTTCTCGAGTACGCTAGGAAGAGAAGAATCCCAGAGAAGTTCTACTCCAGTCTCCACTCTAACGTAAGCGTACAGAATATCACTAAACAGATCGAAAAGTATCAAAGTCTCAGTCTCGATCCAGAGCCAGTTCTCGTCATTCCATTCTACAACGAGAAACGAGAATACAGCCATATCTGCTGTCGAGCTATTGACAAAGAAGCAGCGTTCCGCTATTATGTATTTGAGGTAAACTCTATTCTTCCCAGTTTATGGGGATTAGAATATGTCAATTGGAGTCAACCTGTGTTTGTGTTCGAGGGTCCTATCGATGCTATGTGCGTTCCAAACTCATTAGCGATCGGTGGAAGCATTGGAGCAAACTCTCTGAGCTATATCAAAGCCCGCATAAATAGCATGAAAGACGTGTGTTTCGTTTACGATAACGAAATGTTCAAAAACAAACAGATCCTTAAGCAAGTAAAATCACGAATCGAACAAGGCTTCAGTGTAGTGATCTATGACAAACAATTCGATGGGAAAGACGCGAATGAGGTAATCACTAATGATATAATGACTCCTACCGAACTAATTTCATACTACAGAGCAAGATCGTTCGCAGGACTAGCTGCAACGCTTGAACTCGCGCATCAATCTAAGTTTAAATTTCGCTGAGGAAGACTATGAGCCGAATTGAAGATGAATCGCCCCGCCGCACCAAACTCGATGAGAAAGGCAGGGGTGCCCAGAAGTTCCGCAACTTCGTAAGACAGATTGACCCCCGCAACATACACGACCTAGTCGAAGACGATGAATACTTTGAACTAGACCTCACTCAAAAAATGAACCATTCGAGAAGAATCTGATGCTATGCCTACTTGACTTTAGTCAAATTGTAATTTCGAGTGCCATTGAGTATAATAGTCAAACCAATGACTTGATAGAACTGCCATTACTCAGGCACATTGCACTCAACAACGTCATGTCGTATAAAGCGAAGTTCTCTCCATCATTGGATGAAATGATCATCTGCTGCGATGGCAGGGACTATTGGCGCAAATCAATTTTCCCCAATTACAAGCAAAACCGAAAGAAGGCGCACGAAGAGTCAGACTTTGATTGGAACCAGTTCTTCGAGCACTTTAACCAAATCAAAACTGAGATTAAGACTGAGCTTCCTTTTAGGGTAATGGAGGTGAATGGATGCGAAGCAGACGATGTTATCGCAGTGCTCTGCAAGTTAAATTGCCCTCACGAGAAAGAGATTATCATCGTCTCCAGTGATAAGGATCTAATCCAAATTCAAGACAGCATCTGTCCCAAGGTAAAACAGTGGAGTCCGCACCACAAGAAGTTCATTAATCTCTCAACTAACGATTACAGCCTTTTCGAGCATGTGGTGAGAGGTGATTCTGGCGATGGGGTGCCTAACATATTCAGTGACGATGACGTGTTCTTGGACAAGAACAAACGCAGCAAACCTATTCGATCATCATCCATAACAGAATGGGAGAGTAAGGGTGGATTAAGTAACCCGGAAGCGTTTTGTCGAACGCCCGCAATACTGCAAAATTTCCAAAGGAACAGGACACTGATAGACCTGCAACAGATCCCTAGCAACGTTGTACAGAGAATCAGAGAGCAGTGGGATTCTTGCACTCGACCCAATGTAAGCGCGTTCAATTATCTGGTCAAGCATAGGCTTAGAAAAGTCTTAGAGCGTGGTGGATTTTAAAATATGAAGCGTATCATCATATCAGCTGTAAGTTTTGTTATTTTTCTCATAGAATTCTTAGTTCAACTCGGTTATGTGATGCTAGATATGATGTGCAATATCTATATATCGTTTCTCTACGCACTTGCTCGCTATCATAATAGGATCCAACAACTTACTTCGAAAACAAATTATGTCAGAATTGAAGAGGTCAAAACATAATGCCAACTTTCTCTTATCAGTGCAACCAGTGTGGACAAATGTTCGATCTTTTTCTCAAGATAGGGCAAAACGGTGTCCCCACGGTTGAACCGTGTCCGTATTGTAAAGGATATACAGTACATCAAATAATCACCAGTTCCCCGTTGTTTGGTGATTCGTACAGTTTAGGACATCATCCATTGCCGGATGATTTTAAAGGACTGCTAAAACGCATCAAAGAGAAGAACCCCAACTCGAATGTCAACATATAACTTATGAGGTGATTTATGATCTTTATTGCAGTAGGTATCTTTGCCGCACTCGGTTTCGTCGCAGGTTTCATTGTCGCAAGACGCGGATATCTTGATCAAGTGATCGATCTTGACAAGTACGGACTATGAGGTAGACTTATGACTATCGAATTGAAGCAAGGCTTGATCCTCAAATCGAATGATGGCGAGTATGTCTATAACATTTATCTGTTCAACCCTGAATCTGAGACAATGGTTCTTGACATTCTCGACAAAAACTTGAACACTGTTGCAACGAAAAACCAGTACTCAGTTGCACTGTTCAAACAGCAGATCGAATCTGGTACTATCATCGCATTCAAGGATGATGAAATCATCGGGGCGCCAAATGAGCAAGCAGAGTGAACGACTGCACGCTGCTTTAGCTGAAATATCAGAGAGACTTAAATGCAGCTTCTTTGACGCATGTATCGAGCTCTGCAAGGAGAACGAGCTCGATCCCGAGGACTTGGTCAAGCAGTTGGATAGTTTCACCATTGACCGAGTCAAACAGAGTGCAATCGATGATCGTATGGTCAGCAAGAAGAACTCAGGAGTGGATGTTAAGCAACTAATCTTCGAGTAACTATCATGACTCCAGGTTTCAGAACCTACGTGGACTATGTTTACATCAAAAAGCACTTCAATGACTTCGAGTGGGTTTGGAATCCTAAAGCCAACTACACTCGTTTGAAAGAGTCTTCCTTCGAAAAGCGAAAAGACAGATTCTTCTTCCAGAAGTTCGAGAAAGCCATTGCTGAACGTGACGAGCGAATCGAATATCTGGTTAGTGCTTTTTTGTTTAACAACGAAATATGGATTGGTGATATCTTTGAACCTGATGTAAGCCAGTTTCACAATGATAGAATAAAGCGAGTATCTGGTTTAGAAAGCTTATTCCACAGTGACGTGGAGAAGATAGAGTTCTATCTCATCGACAAAGGTCTCACGCTGCAATCCATCCTCTTGACAACAGCAACCAATTCCCCTATACTAATACAAGACGCACGAACCTTAGGGGTCTCATTTGAGACACTTACGGTAATCAACTATTTCGCAAACTTTACAGACTTATGGTTCCCACTCCACCCACTTCTCAAAATAAGGAGGCTTCAACTGCATAAGTACAAGTATCTGCTTCATATAGCAGATAAGAGGTATGACAAACTTCACAATACATTCCAAAATTTAGCGTTACATATTGCCTAGCAAATCACGCACTTAATATAGGAGATACATTATGTCATTTTCACAACTCAAGAAAAGAAGCCAGACGAATTTCAAGCAACTCGCCGAGAAGATGAGCCAGGAGAGTAAGGGCGGTAGTTACGAAGACAATCGCTTTTGGGAGCCTGACATCGACAAGTCAGGCAGTGGCTTTGCGATCATCAGATTCCTGCCCGCAATCGAGGGAGCCGAGATTCCCTTTGTCAAGACCTTTAGCCACGGATTCAAAACCGGGACGAAGTGGTTTATCGAAAACTGTCCCACCACCATCGGGCAAGAGTGTCCCGTTTGCGAAGCCAACAATGCGCTGTGGGAGACGGGGTCGAAAGAGAACCAAGATCTCGTGCGCAAGCGCAAGCGCCAGACTCGTTACATCAGCAACATCATCGTTCTCAGCGATTCTAAGCGCCCGCAGAACGAAGGCAAAGTGTTCCTCTACAAATACGGCAGCAAGATCTTCACTAAGCTCATGAATGCGATTGAGCCTGAGTTTGAAGACGAGAAGTCGTTCAATCCGTTCGACTTCTGGGAAGGTGCTCCGTTCAAGCTGAAGATTCGCCAAGTCGAGGGCTTCCGCAACTACGACAAGAGCGAGTTCGGAGATTGCGAGCCGCTGTTCCCTGAGGACGCTGCGATGGAGAAGGTCTGGAAGAGCGAGTACGACCTCAGCGAATTCCTCGATCCGAAGCAGTTCAAGCCCTACGCTGAAATCAAGAAGAAGTTCTTGCTTGCGATCAACGCACCAGCACAACAGGTTAAGTCTGAAGAAGACGAGGACGATGACGCTCCAGCACCAGAAGCGCCTAAGCCTCAGAAGGCTCCAAAAGCAGCCAAAGCCGAAGCAGCCAAAGCCGCAGTCGATGACGACGATGACTTCAAGCTGTTCAGTAGCCTGATCGACGAATAAGGAGGATGGGGCAAGGACGCCCCTATCTATCATGACTCCAGCATTCTATTCCAAATTCCAAATTCTCAAACGTGCTTTAGATGCGTTCAATGCCAGGTGCTCCTGTGAAAAATCGACCGTTTCTATAGCGTTCAGCCAACAGATCACTACTGATGAGAGTGACCCTGCCAATCTCGCTTGCGAGACATGGATGGGTTCTTTTAGCAGCAACATATTCACATATGATGTCACATACGGGACGGTAGAGTCTGTCTCAGAATATCTTGAGAATCTCGTGTTAAAGCTCGGGATCGAGATCATAGAGGCTATGGCGGCTAACATCGATGAGTGGTATCCCGACAGACCAGAGATCAAATCTGAGATATTCTCGTTGTATAGTCAGGCACGAAGCTTTATTGATAGCAGCCATCCCAAATTGGAGGATCATTAGGTTACAGGGGAATTGAATTTGTAACCAGGGACCCATCCAGGTTCAATCTGAGCATCTTTCTTAATCATTTTTCGTTTAATACCATTATTGATCCAGATTCGATTGTAGTTTGGAGAAGTTTCGCCAGTCCTGTGTTTGCCAAACATAGGGTTGTTTTCTCCTTTAGTGTTGGTATTTTCTCTCATTTTTTGTTTCGATTCATCAGAATGCTTTCTCCCAAACATAGGATTATTTTCTCCAGATGTATTGAGACGGCATTTAGATCTAAATTCAGCAGACATTTTTCTGCCTTTATTTTTAAGACTGATTTTTTGTTTAGTTTCATTTGATAGACGCCTTCCGGTAAAATGCTCAGAACGAAATCTGTTGGCTTTACTTTTGAGAATATCAAATAATCTTGAATTGTATGTACAGCTTTTCAGAGTATTGCTCTTCATCATAGTTAAAGCATATATCATTTTACATTTGTAAATGGGGATTGTGGCTTTTGTCAACAACAAATGAGCAACATAGTGTTCTCTATAGGATAGATATACAACATTGTGGTTTTTAACAATCGATTGGGGAATGTAATGATGACGCTCGCAGCCATCAGTACATGGAAACGGATTCTTCAGTCTCTTTTCAATTAGCTGAAAATACCATTTAGTATACTTGTTATCAACAAAAAATTCAGAAGAGGGTTCAATCATGATTATGTCCTCATTAATATTTAATAGCATTTACTTATGCTTTAGGAGTTTCAATGTCAAACAATAGAGTACATTTAATGCTCGATACCGAGACTCTTGGCAAAAGGGAGGACACAGTAATTCTATCTATCGCTTGTGTCCCATTTACTCTCGAAGATCATGACTATTTCAAATCATACCTCAACAAAGGTATCATGATTAAGTTCAGCGTGGAGGAGCAGATCAAGAAGTTCCATCGATCCATCACCACAGACACTATAGAGTGGTGGAAACAGCAGAGCAAAGAGGCTCGTGATGCCAATCTAAAACCTAGCCCCAACGATATGACTGCGGTCGAAGGTTTGACTATGCTGAGCAAATTCATCAGTGATAGCGGGTACAATCACAAAAAGTCTTACGTATGGGCAAGAGGGACGAACTTCGACTTCCCTAAGATAGAGCACTTCTATGAAGATTGCGCCAATCTCACTCTTCCATTCAACACCTGGAAAATACGTGACACCAGGACCTACATTGACATCTTAACCGGTACAGATGATGGCAAGTACGAACTCAAGTTTGGAGATATTGATAATTTCGTTGCCCACAACTGCCTACACGATGCGGCTATGGAAGCAGCTAAACTCAGTGAAATCTATTACCTTCTAAACGAGGAAGACGACATACCCTTCTAAGCTAAATACTTTTCCGCAAACTAGGAGAAATGTCATGAGTTGGGTTAAAAGACTAATCGATGCTATCGGGGTTCGTTTCAATGGCACTGTTGACGCCAATGGTTCTATCCGTATTAATAACCATGTCGTGAGAGTGATCAACGATGACGAACTGTTTTCAATCAAAATTGTTGATTTCACTAGATTCGTACCACCCAAACAAATTAACAATATCTTCTGTGACGAATTGGAAAGCAATCTCGAAAAAACACTCAAAGAGATCGTTTAACCAGCACACCTTAAGAGCCCCGCAAGGGGCTTTCTTTTTGGCATAAATAATGTTATTAAGAAGTACACGAATTTATTCAGTCTGATTTATTAACACAGAAAGCAGACTTGGAGATGCATGGAACATTCCAGTGAACATAAAGTAACCGACACAAACGGAGATCACAATGAAAAAATTCTCATCATGGCTTACTGAAGCCGTCAGCTCAAGCTCTATCGAAACAGTGAGTAAGATTATCCAGTCTTATCTCAGAAAGAAGGTGGGTGGGAAGCTGTATCAATTACCCGGAGTTGAAGAATACACTAACTCCACAGGACATGGTTGGGGTGTGAGGTATGTCTACAGTGGCGCAAAGAGCATCCGATTCAATTGGAAGAGCTCTAACATCAACTCGATGAATCTTGATTCAGTCGATTTATGGGACGGCACGAGCAGGGACCCGCAATGGAACCTCGCGTTCGACAAGCAAACTAGCCTAGTCAAAATCTTGCCAGCCATTGTAGATTTCATAACCAAGCCATTTACCTCTGGCGTCTTCTATGCTGTTCCTTCCGATACAGTCAATGAAGAGCTGATCATCGAGTCTACTGCTGGCGATATCGACCCATTCGAGATCGTTATGAAGGAACTCAAGCCCAACACCAAGGTACCTGTGGTCCAAATCCACACCAACTACGGGCAGGGCGTGAGCAAGATCGTCGGGTATCTTAGAGGAACTCACCCATATAGCGAGCTATTCAGCAAGGAAGGAAAGGGTGTCACGTTCGTTGGAGACGAGTCAGACATTAAGTCGCTAAGGAGCGCGAGAGACACCATCATGTCAGCCCTCGGTGCTACCAAGGTGACTGTATCTAAGGGTGGATCGAAAGAGACTTATGCTCCAACGACTGCTGAAAACGAGATCGAGGCTAAGGGTGGCGTCGAGAAGGTCGCCTATGAGGTACAGCTCAAGCACCTTGCAGTCCTAATGAAGCTAATCATTAAGGGTGCGAGCAACGCTCTATTCGTTGCAGGGCGTGGAGGCACTGGTAAGACACAGACTGTCGAAACTGAGCTCGCTAAGGCTGGACTGCAGGACGGAGACGGCTACTTCAAGAACACTGGTAGCGCAAGCCCTTACGGTATCTATACGTCGCTATTCAGGAACAGGACTGGCATCGTCCTATTCGATGACTGCGACAGCGCTCTAGCTGATCAAGAAGGACGCAACCTTATCAAAGCAGCCACGGACACAAAGAAGGTCCGAAAGATGGCTTGGAATAAGAAGTCTAGTATCATGATTCCTGAGAAGGACTACCTCGAGCTGTCTAATAACTACGAAGAACCAGTCCATGATGATAAGGGAAATCAACTGTATCCAAGCTCTTTTGAGTTCGTAGGCAGAGTGATCTTTATCTCTAACCTTGCAATGAACAAGCTTGACCCTGATGGTGCTATCAGAACTCGTGGTTACATCATCGAGATCAACCCAACAGATGCTGAGATGATAGACTATATGGCTAAGATCGCTCCGCATATTCGCCTAGAGAGTGGGAGAACTTTGAACCAGTCTGCTATTGACGAAGTTGTTGCAGAGATCCGAGTCAGCAAGAACAAGAATGACATCTCCTTGAGAAAACTCGTAAGAGGAATGAACATCAGAGATGAGATGGGTGACGATCCTATGTGGAAAGACATCCTTCGCCTGTACGCCTAATCTTCGCCGCAATCATTGATCGGATTACAATACCTATGATAGTATCAGACGAATTGGTTATCGATGTGATCCATAACGCCCGGGTCTGCTCCTGCAAACCCGGTCGAAGGACAGATTTACTGTAACACGAATTCTCATACGATATACACTTGGTTAGATGATTCTTGGGAGTCGTGGATTAAAACATCATCATTAGGTGCTGCTGACGGAGTCGCGACACTTGATGCGTCATCTCTCGTCATACAGAACCCTGCTAACGCGCAAGTCACGCCTGCTGAAGGAAAGATGCCGTTGGCTAATGATATGGGTAAGATCGACAATGGTTGGTTGAACACGGGAGCGGGTAACGGGATTGATGCTGACACTCTAGACGGATATGAGTGGGCTGCAATTGAAGAGAATCTGCGTGGCAAAAGCAACCTGCATGGTTTCCCGTTCCCGTATAAAGTTGATTTGCAGTACCATAGTAGCACAAGAACGATATCATTAACTCCATCAGATTTAACATTTGATATTTGGATCTCTGGAACTCGAATAACAAAGAATGGCATTCAAGTATCCCCACCTCACGATGACATTAGCGGTTCATACTTTTTCACATATAATGATGATGGCAGCATTAAAGTCAAATCTGTGGTGTGGGATTTACTTGATCCGACAGAAACACCAATCTGCATGGTTTACTATAACGCAGATTTGAATGACGGAATTGCTCTTTTTGAGCTTCATACCTCAACAAGAAATCTGAACGCTCACGCTCAACAGCACTTCTCCCTTGGAACATTCGTTAGAAGTTCATCAAATTTTGCATTGTCTAACTACACAATAAATGGCACAACTACCCCAAGTGTCACATTCAGCGTTTCCTCGGGAGACATTGTAGACGAAGATATAACTTTTTCTATAAATAGCCTGCCAGTTGGTGGACCGTATACAATCGTATATAGAACCGGTGTGGCTAGTTGGGCTTGGATAACCAATAGTGAAGTACCATACCGTGTTAACACGGCAACTGACTCCATTCAAAGAAACCCATTCATTGGTGGGGCGTATGAATTACAAGATTTGGGTAACAATAACTATGTCAACTATTTTTTGGTTGCCACAACTGCCATCGACTCAGCAAAACGCCTATTCCTTATACCGTCGCAATCAGAACAAACGACGTTAACAAATGCTCAAAGCGAGGGTATTGAAAGCCTAAACCTAAGTGAACTGCCAATCGCAGAGTTTGTACCAATTTGGAAGATAACATACCGAAAAGTGAGTAGCCAATCCACTCCGGGTAAGGCAAGGCTCATAGAAGTTTCTCGATTGAGCAGCACTCGTCAGTCTTCAGTTTCACTCGCGGGTGTCGGATCGAGTCACAACAGTCTGACAGGACGTTCGGACGCTGATTCACATCCAGCATCTGCTATCTCTACAGTCCCCACATCAACTCTAACATCTAGTACCGTTCAGACTGCACTAAATGAGATAGATTCTAAAAAAGCGCCATTAATACCTCTATCTGATAACAATATTGATTTAGGCACAAACGCACTAGCATTTAGAAACCTGTATGCACATAAGTTAGTTGCTGTCGATTCTATTGTAGAACTGGGAGTAGATGGATGGCAGATAACTTTAGAATCAAACCTTCTAAAATGTGGACCTGTTGGTAACCTTGAAACACTTGCGACAAGATTATGGTCAAGTTCAGTTTTTGCTTTGGGATTTCATTCCCACAGTATTGCTGATATAACAGACCTTCAAACGGCGCTTGACGGTAAAGCATCAATCACTCATGATCATGATACTGCTTATTTGAAGTTATCAGGCGGTAACATTACTGGTTCAATCGTCCCATATACCCACAATTCTATTGATTTGGGAACCAATCTTATGAGGTTCCGCAGTATTTGGGCTGAAGAGATACACGTTTCTGGGAACTCACTATATTTGGGTGATACCAAGATACTAGGAACTGAGGCATCAACAGTCGTTATCAAAACAGATATTGGACAAGATCTTAAGATTTCAACAAATACGGCAGCCATTTCGCTGCTAACTCTTGGTGCAAATTCTAATATCAATCTCACTGCTGGCGGGAATGGATCGCGCATCCAGATCACATCAAACGATTCTGAGGTTAATATTTCTGCCGTTCAAACTACGTTCACTGGTGATGTGACAACAGAAGATAACTGCACAATCAGTGGCAATCTAACAGTTATCGGAAACCTAACAGTTAGTGGAGACAACTTCTCAGTCAATGTTCAAACAGTCAATATTGAAGACAGTATCGCGGTTGTTAATTACGGTGAGGTAGGTAGCGGAGTGACTAACCGCTATTCTGGGATTCAAGTCGATAGGGGTGTATTGACTGACGCACAACTCGTCTATGATGAATTTGACGATTTCTTTAAAATAGGGTTGGTTGGTAATCTTGAAGTTATTGCATCAAGAGAGTGGTGTAATCTACAGTTCAGCACCGTAGTTCATAGCCACGCAATCAGTGAAATCAGCAATCTTCAAACGACTCTTGATGGTAAAGCATCGTCAATCCATAACCATGACAGCGCGTATTTGTCCCTGTCCGGTGGTTCTTTATCTGGTGCAGTGACCTTCTCATCCCCACGTCTGAAATACGGCAACTATTTGGCTGTTAATGGTCTTGTAATTGACTCAACCAAATGGTATCGCGTGTTGAGCTTGGATGGTAACTACTGTCCCAATATCGAGATGCTGATTCAGATTCCTTTAGGACACTCATCTTATCGAGTCAGAGTCTCGAAAGGTACGAGTGGAAATGGTATGGGATGGACTGCTGAGGTGGACTGTCTCGGTATCTACAACTACTCGACCGGTAATATCATCGCAGCTCGTGTCGTAGACATGGGAACCAATGGAGCCACTTATGTCGATGTGAAGTTCAACGGCAATGCGACTCGTGATGTTAGATTATCCATAGTCTCAGAAATCTCTAATACCGCCGGAAACTACGCGACTCTCATAGCCTGCACCGATCAAGGAACTGCTACAGCA